CATAAGTTCTTGATGCTAGGAAACAAGCACAGAAAGTCTGCAGACATCATAAAGCAAATTGAGGAAGATCAATTCCTAAAGTACTTTGTAAATAGGAAGTAGTCGTGAATAAGTTAATTATTTTTGACCTAGATGGTGTACTGATAGATAGTAAAGAGATTCACTTTAATGCTCTCAACCTGGCTCTTAACGAGTTTGGCACAGAGTTTGTGATTAGCAGAGACGAACAGGATAGCACCTTCGAGGGGCTAACAACAAAGTCTAAGCTAGACATTCTTACTAAGACAAAGAATCTTCCAGAAACTTTGCATCAGTATGTTTGGAAACTTAAGCAGGCTTACTCTGCAGCCTTGTTCACAAGCATATCTCCAGATCAAGAACTAATTAACTTGTTTAAGTTTATAAGGTCAAGCGGTATAAAGATTGCAGTAGCAAGCAATAGTATCAGAGTAACTCTTGATACATGCTTGAAGTCTTTAGGACTACTTGACCTTATAGACTACTCTTTAAGCAATGAAGATGTAGACTTACCAAAGCCAAGTCCAGAGATTTATGATAAAGTTATAGAGCACTTCAATACAACACCAGAACACACAGTTATCTTCGAGGACAGTCCGATTGGACTTGCGGCTGCATATGCCAGCAAGGCAGCGGTAGAGCAAGTAAAGAATAGACGTGACATCTGGTTCGACAGAATACTAAGGGTAGTAGAGGAATTAAATGAAGCCTAATGTTGTGATACCAATGGCAGGTCTTGGAAGTAGATTTGCAGAAAGCGGCTATGCACTGCCAAAGCCACTGATAAAGATTTTTGGCAAGCCAATGATTCAGTTAGTGGTCGAGAGTCTTAAGCTAGATGCTAACTATATATTTATTGTTCAGAAGGAACATCGAGTAAAGTACCACCTAGATGATGTTCTAGATGGGATTGCTCCTGGATGTAAGATAGTTGAGGTCGATGGACTAACCGACGGAGCTGCTAGAACAGTTCTTTTGGCTAAAGATCTCATTGACAATGACACCCCTTTGATAATATCAAATTCAGACCAGGTTGTAGTATGGTCTAGTTTCGAGTTCGGTTCTGTACTGGCCTCACACAGCGTTGTAGCCCTATTCCGTGCAGACGATCCTAAGTGGTCATATGCTAAAATTGATGAGCTTGGGCTAATTTCCGAGGTAGCTGAAAAGAAAGTCATTAGCAACAATGCTAGTGTCGGTATCTACGGATGGAAGACTGGGTCAGACTACGTTAAGTATGCTGAACAGATGATAGCCAAGGACATTAGAACTAACAATGAGTTCTACATAGCTCCAGTATATAACGAGGCAATCCTGGATGATGAAAAGATCATCCCATACTTTGTTGAAGAGATGCATGGTCTGGGAACTCCAGAAGACATGAATAGTTTTATTAAGGATATAGTTAAATGATTAAGATAGCACACAGAGGAAACCAGAACGGTCCTGGTGGTAATGAAAATGAACCAACCCAGCTTGTGGCTACCCTATCGGGTGGCTTTGACGTTGAGGTTGATGTTTGGTTAACACCTGAAGGATTGTTCCTCGGTCACGATGGCCCAGAGCACATGGTAGACGACCAATTCTTGAAAGACATTGGGGATAGTGCCTGGTATCACTGCAAGAATATAGAAGCTCTAGAGCACTTCAGCAAGAACCTACCAGACCTAAGATACTTCTGGCACCAGGAGGATGACTACACTCTAACCAGCAATGGATACATCTGGACATACCCTGGACAGAAAGTGACTGAAAGATCTATCCTAGTTCATCTAGATAAGCCAGACCTAAGTACGTTTGATGTTATGCCATATGCTATTTGCTCAGACTACGTAAGGGAGTTTTAAGATGTATACAGATGCAATGAAGAGAGCATTTCACTCGGTAACTCCACCAAAGGATTTTGCGGTACAGATAATAGATGAGGATAACTTCCTTACTGTACGTGCCAGCGAAAAAATGTTTATGAAACTACTTGACGAAGACAAGCGTAGTGCGATAGAATATATGGTGAGAGTAAAAAAGGCACTAGAAGATAACGGTGCAATCGTACTGTTAACCCGTGAAGGTGGAAAAGAAGATTAATGTTAGATCTAATATCAAACATAGTACTGTCTGTTGTAATAGCAGCTTTGGCAGTGTACGTACTTAAGCTACGTAGAGACAAGAAGAGACTGCTTAACGCTATAACTAAGATTACACTGGACAACTTCGTTCTAAAGGGTGAGCTAGAAAAGGCTATTGCCACAAACCAAGATAATGCCATTGAGAAGACTGATGGCTTTCTGAAGTTTGTTTCTGATTCACGTGACTGGGCCTTCAAGTACATAGAGGAGGTCCAGGAAGGACTGTCCAAGTTTACAGCTAAGGTTGGGCCAACGCTTAAGTACCTAAATACTTATGGTACAGCTGTCGAAGGCCCTCATGATGAGTCAATTAAAATAATTTCTGAAGCGTATAAAGAACTAGAGTCTTTGCTGCCAGAAGATAAAAAATAAGCATGGTATACTTTTAGTGGGTTTTGAACCCATGGAAAGGAAACATGCTTACATTAAAAGATACAAGCGAGCTAGATGAATACACATACAAAGTGTGTGAGGTATCTGCGTGTGACGATGAGGCAACAGATTTCTATGAGGAAGAATCCTTAGACTTATGTTACAATCACTACAGATATATGATACACCAAGAACATTTATTCTAGTTCTTAATTAGGAGAAAAATATGAACACAAAGACAAAGGCACTATTAGCATCATACGGACGATCAGTTCTTGGTGCAGCACTAACACTGTATATGGCTGGGGTACCACTAGAAGACCTACTTTACTCTCTAGTTGGAGCACTTGTTCCAGTAGCACTACGCTACTTGAATCCAAAGGATGCTGCCTTCGGTCGTGAGCTGCCACCAGTAGAAGAGGTAGCGGAGGCTCTTACAAGCGTTAAGGTAGTCAAGGCTCCTGTAAAGAAGACTGCGCCAAAGAAGAAGTAATACTTCTTAAGTTAGACGGGTTGTCATTAATTTGACAGCCCGTTTTCCTTATGCTATAATTATTATGCCTGCCAATTGGGGGCAATTAACTCGCTTAATAGGAGATGATATATATGGTTATTTTTAATGACCCGTTTTACGGAACGCTTGCTCAGGAATTTGAGAAGATGTTCACACAGCCAACAAAGGCAACCTACCCACCATACAACGTAGTTAAGATTAACGATGATAAGATTGTTATGGAATTTGCGGTAGCTGGATTCAAGAAGGACGAGATCAGTGTTACCACTGAGAAGAACGTTCTATCAATCAAGGCAGACAAGCCAGAGACAGACGACAAGAAGTACCTGCACAAGGGTATTGCTGCTCGTAAGTTTACTCGCTCATTCAACCTACCAGAGTACTTCGAGGTAGAGTCTGCTGGACATGAAGACGGTATCTTGTATATTGATCTAGTTAAGAATGTTCCAGAGGAAAAGAAACCAAAGAGCATCAAGATTAAGTAATTAATCAAAGTCCTGGCCATGACTTTAAACTGGCCATTTCTAATTACCCTGTATAATATAGGTATGACCACACATAATTTAACCACGCTTGGCAGTTCGACTGCTGTACGACTTACTCCTAATGGAATTCACTCTGGAATGGATATTACAATTCAAAACGTACATGCTTCGGCTACCGTCTACATCGGTGGTGAAGGTGTTACTTCATCTAATTACGGATACCGACTTCTTTCTGGTAGTGCTATCTCATTCGAACTTCCAGGCAAGGATGCTCTATATGCAATCACAGATACCAACGAGTCCAAGGTTGCCATCATTAAGACTAACCTGGAGTCTGGTAAATAATGGCAAGATTTACTGGTGCAGGCGGTGGAGAAGGTACTCCAGGTCCACAAGGACCAAAAGGTGATCCAGGAGACACTCCAGACCTATCTTCATATGCTGGAGATATTTTACCAGCAGCAGATAACACATATGTTTTAGGTAATTCAGATAACAGATGGAAGTCTATTTCTATTGGCGAAGGAACTATTTATATTACTGACGCTACCCTGGGAAC